TCAACTAAGGCTGCTTTACGTTCAGGACTAATGTAAATTTCTTTACGGGTAGAAGACGGTGCATGCTCACGACCTGATCCTACGGCGGGACCTCCACGTGGTGTACGTTCTTCACGAGCTTCTCTTTCTTTCGGTTGTTTTTTAAACTTTTCTGGTAATCTGCGCGCAACTCGTTTACGCAATTCATCCCAGTATTCTTCTGTCTGTGGATTTAATCCATCTTTTGCTAGAGCTTGATCAACTGCTATAACAATCGCCGAATCTTCATCACGACCTTGAGCATCATACCAAGGGTTGTCATTGATGAATTCTTTTGCATAATGCATCGTTAAATCATCAAGCTGATTCGGTTGCACCACCGGACGTTGTTGAGCTGCCTGTTGTTTTTGATATTGAAGTTGTTGAACCTTCGCGATAGCTTGATCACGGTAACGTAAGGCTTGCGCTACGTCTTCTCCGTTTCTACTTTCAACAGCTTTTGCGATCACACGCTCTGCCATTTCCGCTTCTTGAGCGGCTTGAGCTATGTAAGCGTCGTAAGAGCTTAAGTCTGTTTGATGTGCACGAACTTCTTGAACGGACACTCTACGCTCTAAATCGTCATTACGTTTGCGCAGAAAGTCTAATTCAAGTTTATCACGACTGATAGCTTGTGTTTTTCTCTCTTTACGTTCTAGTTTTTCTTTTCTACGACGTTCACGGATAGCTTCACGCTCGTCTTCCACGTCGTCATTGTCATCAGATCTAGCAATCTGCTCATCATAAGCCTCATCACTTAAATCTTCTTCGTTTTCAATGATTTCAATTTCATCATTGACGTCTTCATCATCTTCTCTAATTACATCTACCATAACTCATCTCCTTTAGATGAATGCTCTGATCGCTAACGGATCACCTGTGACTTGACCGATAATATCAAGGTCGTTAAAAATTACAAACATTGCGGACTCATCACTATCAGGAACTTTAACTTCCCAACGATCACCGCCGTACTTCGCCACTCTGACAAACTCACCTACGGTACACCAGTCACCTTCTGGCCATGGTGTCATGTCATTTCTATTTTTGAACGCGAGAGGTCCGAGTGAAATAACTTTACCCACCTGCGTGTTCCATTTTTCAGTATCTTGTGTTCCGGTATCTAAAATAATACCACCGCGTGAAACTTTTTTCGGAGTGCGAATCTGAATCAGAACGCGGCTGCCGAAAGGCTGAATACCTGCATCTACTGCTGGGAAAGCCTCTATCATTGCATTCTCAAAGGTCGTTGTCACTGTGTTTATCCTCGTCTATAAGATTTAAAAGTACATTAATTGCCGCTTCATATCCGGCAACTGTCCCGACGCGATACCCGTACTCAAAGGCATCGCGTGAGTGTGGGTGCTTCAGAGCCTCAACCGCAAATGTCTGCTGTTCTACTTTGAGCTTGTTGAGAAACTTAGTTTCTAAATTCACGCAGGCGTCTTAGGAGTTGAAGGTGCTGCAGGTAATTTTTGTCCGTCTAACTTTTCACCGGCAGCCATACGTTTATGTTGCTTAACGAAAGCGCCGGTCATAGGTACTTCTTTGCCTTTTGTATCACTCATGTTACATCTCCTTACGGATTGAAGTCAATGCCTGTCCCTGTCGTCAATGATGTTTTACTATCATGCTCTAGTTCTGCGGCGGTAATAAGTTTAGCAGTGTCATTGTCAGCTGCGTTAATCGCTTCACGAGCTTGAATCTCAGCCATTGCGCGTTGATTCTCAGCGTTTATTCTAGCCTGCTCTGATTGCATTTTGTCTGAACGTTCTTGCTGTTGTGCGGCAAATTTTGCTTGTTCAGACTGTGTTTGTGTTTGTAGTTTAACTTGTTCAAGCTGTAATCGTGCTTGATCAGTTTGCGCTCTCTGATCCAACGCTTTTTGTTGAATCCCTGCGCTAATTTGTGCAATCTCAAGAGAATTATCAGACTGCTGAGGTGGAGGTTCAGGCATGTACTTTTTAGCTTCTTCAGCTACTGCATTAAGTTCTTGACCGAAGTTACCCATTTGCTGTTCAATAAACTGTTGAACTTGCAAAATAATAGGTACTTGTTGATCTGGTTTATCTTGAATCAAATCTTCTTTCTGCGCCTTATCTACAGCGTTATGTGACTCAACCATGTAATAATTGAGCAGGTGGTCACGTAAATGCATAGCCATAGGGAATAAATATGACTGAGCGATGAAAGGATTAGAACCGAACAACGGTGATTTCAAGAATGACATGTGCGTAATGATATGAGCCATGTGATCTTGAGACGGGAGTACGTAAATAGGTGACGCCATAACCGCAGCTACGTTTTCAGACACAGGATCCATGTCATCTTGCGCCGGCTTCGGCTTCAACACTTCGCTGTCAGGTACTTTTAACGTTCTGAGGAACATCTCTTCAACTTTACGTAGGTCATATAGCTGCGGATATAGCTGAGAACGCTGCATAATTGCCTGAATTTGAGCAAAACGCTGTGTTTCACTGAAAATAGCAGGGTCACTCACCGGAATAACGTCCATCGGACCGTCAAAATCTGACGGATCAATATCAATACCGGATATTTGCGCTTCGATGTCTTCAGTAGTCAAGTATGCGCTGTTGATTCGGTGCAAAATCTTCAAACTACGTGCCATTGAGCTGTGTAAACGCGAGTGAATCGAGTTAAACACAACCATACCTTGTTCAATCAACGCCATCGTAGTGCCGACAGGTTGATTTGGATTCTGATCTGACAGTTTTTCAAACGTGGTTTGCACAACACCTTTACCGGTATCAACAAGGAAACCAAGCAACTGCATCAAAACAGGTGAAGGACCGTTGAACGGTAAAGGCATAGCAAGTTTACGCACGTCATCAATGAGAGCACCGCCTTCCATTTCAACAACTTCAGTAGGTTGTACGTTCAACGTCTGCCCACCAGGACCGCCTTTAAGTTTGAGCAGGGTGGGAACGTTTTGAATATGCGCTGAATCAAGTAGAGCGCGTAGAGCGCCGGTAGCTGCACCTGATAAACCGCCGATCATGTGAGTCAAACCAATAGGGTAAGCACCACGCCAAGGTACAAAAGCAAACTCAACAATCCAGTCCAACTCTTTCTTTTGAGGGTCGTCCGGTTCCCAGTTACGGTAAAGCGATAAACCTTTCTCAGTAGACTTGTCTACGCTAAGTATGTAAGGTTCAGGACCATCACCAAAGTCTAAGTATGTGTAGATTTCAAAAATGGTACGCAATCCGTCTTCGTTGTAACTAAGATCTTTTCTACCTTCAATTTTATCGTTAGCTTGAGATGCTCTACTAAATTCAGGATCAGTAGGCACACCGAGATCAACATCAATATACATACCACTTTTAACACGACGATCATATTCAAACTTAGTAATATATTGTACATGAGTTTTACGCTCCGCTGTGTAAAAATTAGTAGCAGCGAACGGCAGGTAAACGTCATCAATCGGTACAAACTCAGACACCGGACGTTTATGTAAAGAGTTCCACATGAACTTCATATACTGACCACCGCCGAGCGGTAGCTGTGTACTGAGTTGTTCAAGCTCACCACGAAACTCAACCATCTGCTCGGTTAACTGCCAATTCATAAAGTCTGCTTTACGATCTGCTTTCTCTACCTTTGTTTGATCTTTCTCACCGACAATCTTACTTTTAACAGGACCATTAGCAGGGAAGATCTCCTTCATAACACGGGCAGAAAAGTCTACGCATGCTTCAACGAGCATCGGATGAACGACCTTATTAGCGCCGGTGAACTGAGCGCCTCCCGGAGCATCATCACCTAAACCGGTACGGCGAATACCTTCTTCGTATTGCTTGTCACGTTTTTCGCGTGCTTCTTTATCGTTAGCTATTTTGTCAATCAATTCGTTAATTGACATTTTCAACTCACCTTGATCTACTTCATCAATAATATTTGCGAAGTGTTCTAAATGAGTTTGCTCATCTTTTTCATTTTCAATACGTATGATTGCGCCGCCGTCGTCAGTGTCTTCAACTTCGGTATTGTCTTCATCAAACTCGACGTCTTCACCTTCCTGTTGATCATCTTCGTTTTGATCTTCGTAATCGTCTTCTAATTGCTTCGCCATCATATGCCTCTGTTTGTTATTGGGTAGCTGATCAAGCAGCCATTAAATCATCGTAATGCGCCATAGCTCTGCGATATAATTCGTCTTGCTCAGAAGTTACTGAACCGCCTTTTGAGAACGGTAAGTTATACTCTACTTGCACTTGACGACCTTCGCTTTTATGATCAGCGGGTTCAAAATAGTTAGCGCTCAAATTACCGTCACCGACTTTACCCGTGTATCCGGCAGTGTAACCGGACAAGTCGTCGCTGTACTTTGTGTGTAAACCTTGTAAGCCTAGTGACGCACGACCTTCACCTAAAGGAACTGAACCTGCTAAGTTACCGAGGTAAACACCTTCAGCTTCAATCGGTTTGATCATCGTCGCATTAAGATTAACGCCTTTGCCAACGTCAACACCGTAGTCAGCTATGAGCGTGTGCAAATCTTTATTACGTTCACGGTCACCTTTCGTCGTTTTGTTGTAGTTTACACGCGCCTCAGTTTTACCCATTTTCTTTGAGCCACCAGTATTCTCCATCAAATCGTCAAAATGTTGCATCGCTTGATGATAGAGTCGTAATTGATCAGGGTCATTGAACGGTAGATCACCGACGACTGAACCACCTTCCGCGTAACAATCATCTACCGACCCGCCGTCTGCCCATTTAACTTTATCTGCCCAGTACGCGGCACTGCTTTTACCCTTTGCGATATTCTTTGCGTGACGCGACTTGAATGACGCACGCTTTGCTGTCATGCGGTCTGATTCACCTTCCTTCGGTTTACCTGCCGTTTCAGCACCTTGTTCACCGAAGCGAATGATCTTCTCTTTACCATCCACCATAGTCTTAACGATATGTGACTTCGTAGGATGGTTCGGCGTGCGTTGCGGCTTGTCTAACTGTAAACTGTCCTTGTCTACTAAGCCGCCTTCAGCATAACCTTGAGGAGCGTCTATTGACGCAACAATATCATCTACTTTCATAGGGTCATACATCGTAGGAGGTGTTCCGACTAACCCGCCGTCGGCGAATCCTTCTGGGTTTACAAATGATTTAATTTCTTCAGGAGTGATCCAGTCACCGTATTTTTTCTTAGCTTCATCTAAATTGAAAGCGGAAGGATCGATGTTCATTTCAGTTAACCTTTCGTTTAATCTTTCAGGAGCGTAACCTAAATCATAAGCGCCTACGTGACTCAAACCACCTTGCAAATGTCTAACTTTTCCCATTTCAGGATGAGTACGCATAAAGTCGTGAACCATAGGTAAATATTTTTCTGAAGGAGGCGCGTCGTTTTTACCGTACACTTGCATCAAATCTTCCTTCGGAGGTCCGTAACGATCTTTCATTAAACCTATCACAGATTCTTTGTAACCTAAGTGCGGGTTTTTAGCATTGTAATCATACGCGTCTACGGTCAATTTAGATTGTTCATCGTTAGGTAAACTGTCCATCAAACGGTTGTAATACAAATCTTCGTCAACGGGTCTAGTTTCAATCGTGACATGTGGTTCACCTTTACTGTTTCTAAGTGAGAATATACGAGAGCCTCCTGAACTCACTGAATCGCAGTAACCGCCGACGCAATGGTTCATCGTGTCACCTTCATACTTTAAAGCGTCACTGATCAATTTTTCATTGTATCTTTTATTCGCTATTTCAGGTATTAGTTCATTAACTCTATACATAAAATCGTCACTTTCAGGGTCTAATGTTTCGAATCGCGCTTTGCGTCTTGCTATCTCATGTATTAAATCCTGTTCATCTTCAGGTAAATAGAAAGGGTCTTCTACTTCTTTGTTTGGGTTCTTGATTTCAACCCATGACAACCCTTTGTCCGGATATTGTTTGTAATCTACGACAGCTTCGTTACGAGACCGTTTCATATTTTCTATAGCTTCTTGTTGAGCTAAATAATCATTTATCTTAGCAGTGTGTTCAACAGCTTGAGGTACAGATATACGGTTTAGTTTTTCAGGGTTTATACGTAACTCCGGAGGTAATTCAACAGGATACGTATCTAACGCCTTTTGTAACCCGTGAGCTATTTTATTAAAACCGGTTTCCCCAAGGTCTAATGTATAAACTTTAGTGTCGTCAGGAGCGTTTTTTAAATAAGGTTGATCATCTAAATAACCTTCTCCAAAGTTTTTCATACCGCCTACTGTGTCAGGATTTATTTGTTCATCAGTATAATGTTCCCAAAGTTTTGCTAAATCAGATTTAGCGATACCTTCTTCCGGATAACCCGATTTAACACGTTTAGTTTTCATGTAATTAGTTTTAAAATACGGAAGCGTTTCAGGAGTATAATGTAACGGATTATAATTTTGTATACGATCAATTTCATCATTAATACCTTCAAGATCACGTTGAGAGCTACGTAAACGAGCGGCACGCCATGCTTCAGGATTATCAACTCCGGCAGGAACGGGTTCAACTCTGTATTTAGCTATCAAATCTTCTAACTTGTCACGTTTCTTTAATTGAGGTGCTAATAATTTTTCTTGTTTTGCTGGCCACTCATCAGCTATACGACGGATAGGATCTTCAAGTGTTCCCATTTCATTTCTAATGTAACTTCCTAATTTATTCTGAACCCAATCTTGAACAGGTGCTGAAGTACGTTCAGAGTACCTGTTTAAAACCTGCTTTAAATTGTTATCAAGCCAATTACCGCCTTTAGGTTTGATAATCATACCGACATTACCGGCAGCAGCGTTACGCGCTGTACTTTCAGCAGGACCGGAGAGCAACATAGCCGTATCAGCGAGTGACTGGGCACGACCTTTCTTGAACTGAGGCACTCTGCTCATCTCAGGAACTTGCATAGGTGCGTTGCCGTAAGACCAGTTCTCAATTTCTTCTGGTGATTTACCGAGGAACATATCACCGACACCGGATCCTCCGACCAACGGAACCCAATCAGGTACTGAGTATTGATTACCCGCGCTACGGGTAGATTGAAGCATCTCAGCGAGCCTAGCTAGGTTAGGCTGTTGATCCAGCGCTCTCATTTGTTGATTATACGGCATACGGGTTTACCCTCTCACGGTTTTTAACACGAGGTTCATCAACGTCACGAGCACGCGGTAACTCAAACCAGTTATCATTCTTGAGGTAAATGATTGCTTGCGTGAAAGTATCTACGTAGTCATCATGCTCTGCGACGGGAAACTTCGCCAATTGTTTAATGAACGCTGATGCCCAGCTCACGGCTTGAGTGGGATTCTTCTTTGACTCAGGAATCCAGATCAAACCAAGTTCTAAAGTAGGAGCGGCTTGATGTGCGCGTGAAATTTTATCAGCTTGACCTGGATTATAACCGACGGCAGGAACTTTCGCAAGGCGTAAGTCCTGAAGCAATGATTGACCGCTGGCTTTCGCCTCAATCAATATACGGTCAGGACGCTTCGCACGTGAGTATGGCGAGTCCTTAGTCATCCCACCGTACTCCGTAGTCCAGTCTTTCACGGCTCTCGCTCTCAACGCTGGATAGCTCAAATGTTCATCCCAAGCGTCAATCAACATAACGTTACGCTCACCTTTATACGTAAACACAGCCCAAACCGTGCAGGCAGTCGGATCACCGGTCGTTTTTTCAGTGAACGCACAGTCGTAAGATTGAAGTATATACTCAAACGGAGGTAGACCTTGATCACATGGCCAGAGGTTGAAGTACTTCGTCTTTAGGATACCGCCTTGAGCGGGAGCGGGTTCTTGCTGAAGCTGTCCGGCAGAGCCGTACTCACCGAGTAACTGCTTGAGCTTAGTGATCTCAGCTTCACCGAACCGGTCAGGACAGATCAACTCCCCTTTCTTTTTACGAGGGTCGTACTCACCTAGTACAGTTTTACGACGTTTACCGTCGTACTCAGCAGGGATACAAATATGTTCCCACCCTTTGATGTCCTCAATGATATGACCGCTGATGTCGCGTTCGTGTAACCGCTGCATGACCGTGACCATGGCGTCTGTCTTCGGATTGTTCAAACGAGTAGACCAAACCATGTCAAACCACTCAAGATCTGACTCTCTCATCGCTTCAGACTGAGCGGCTTGAGCGCCGTGAGGATCGTCAAGTATCAGACGTGAACCACCTTCACCGGTCGCAGTACCGCCGACTGACGTCGCAATCCTGTATCCGGTTTTGTCGTTTTCAAACCGCTGCTTCGCATTCTGATCACCGGCAAAGGCGAACATATGCCCCCAACGTTTCTGATACCACGGTGACTGAAGCAACCGACGTGTCTTTAAGTTGTCACGAGTTGACAGACCACCGGAGTAAGACGCGCAAAGGAACTTTTGGGCAGGGTCAGTGATCCACTCCCAAGCTGGCCACATGACGCTGACAATAGTCGACTTTGAATGACGTGGCGGGATATTGATGAGCAGGCGTTGTATGTCACCGGAACTAACCGCCTCAAGATGCTCACATATCTCTTCAATATGCCATGAAGCAATGAACGGGATTCCTGGCTCAACGACGTGCCAACTCTGCTTAACGAACTCGTAAAGGCAAGCGGACGCGGATCTACGCGACTGCTCTTCCTCTACTTGCTGAAGCATTTCAGCGACGTTCATTAGGCAGGTTCATAAGTTCGTTTGAACAGTTCTGGCTTGACGAGGTAATACTCATTCTTACCGCCTTCAACGACCCAGTCACCGACTTGAACGGTATGCCAGCCTGACGAGTTCTCAAACCAGCCTCGCGGGTCTCCGTGTTTGAGATTGACTACTACCGGATGGTCTGTGTCTCCTAACCACTCAGTAGCTTCTATTTGATATGTTGGGTTCTGAATACTGCGGTATCTCATATTCACCTTTCTAACGGTAACGTAAAATAATCTCTTTACACATCTCTGAACGGACGATGTCATCAATTTCAAACTTAACTATGCCGATCTTATCAACGTCGTAAAGACGATCAACGGCATCGGCTAATCCTGATAACCCACGTATATCAGTCTGAGCTATGTCACCGTCGATGATAACCTTACAGTCTTCCCCAATACGTGATAAGAACAGTTTCATTTGAGCAGGAGTACAGTTCTGAGCTTCATCAAGGATACATAAACTGTTTTTGAACGTGCTACCCCTCATGAACTCCAGCGGCTTGAGCTTGACTTGCCCGCGCTTGATGAGCAGGTCTGTAAATGATTTACCTAACCGTTCTTCTAACACCGTGATAATAGGTTCCATATACGGAGCATATTTTTCGTTAAGGTCTCCAGGAAGGAAACCGAACCCTTTACTTGAGGCTTCAACGTTCGGACGCGTCATGATCACACTATCAATGAGCTTTTCTTCAAGCAACTCAGCAGCGTACGAAGCGGCTATGTACGTCTTACCGACGCCGGCAGGTCCTATACCAAACGTGATAGTGTTTGATCTGATTGAATTGATGTACTGTTGTTGCGTTTTATTCATCGCACGCATTTGAGGCTTTGCGTGTCTTTGTGTTTCGTAGTGAGACTGCTGTACAAACTTTTGTGCGCGTCGATCTTTGCGCTTAAGTTTCTTTTCAAAATCCATTGAACACCTGTCAGTTAATTATCAATAAAACGCCCGTTACTTCTTCCGAACAACTACACATCGATTTGCAATTGTCGGCTTTACTGAGTTTCCCCCGCTTACGCGCTTTATACTATAGCCACTAAGCGCTTAGAGTTATAGTAAGGTCTCCACGATCTTTCAAGGCGTTTTATTCATAGTGCTTGTCTTTCCAAGCTGTCACAATAGTAATCTCAGTATTCGTCGCTGTACTTTCAAGCGATCCCAAGTCTCCTATTTCTGAGCGTCGTGCCATTACCGGTGCGCTATGCGCGAACTATCAAGCTACAGATACTGGTGTAACCAGTCAAATTATCTTACCGGACATGACAAATATCCAAAACCAATACCTGTACTTGATAATTAAAACTTCACCAACGCAGTTATTGATAAATCACCATTAAGTAATTTCTGCGCTGATGAAGTTATTCTTTCATCCTGCCGCTTTTGCGAGCAGGGTTTGCATATTTGCTAATTCATTATCACTGAGGTTTTTCAAATCCACTGACGCCATTGTTATCGGACCACCGTCAGTTCCAGTTATCTCTTGCGTCACCTTGTCACCGTATATCTTCGGCAACATCTTTGACAGCATCCATTTACGCGTATCAATTTGAAGCCGCGTATGCGCAATCACATCACTGTTGAGCGTCATCAGGACTTGCTTCAGACGCGGTTCGCCGTGTTCGTTATAGATTGGCTTACCGTAAGCGTCAAGATCCTGTATCATAACCCACTCATGCGTTTTATTTGACAGATCAACGATCTCATCAGCGAGCAGGTGGTATCCAATTGAACGGGAGCGTGCGTATCGCTCACTGATCTTTGGGTCCTGCTCAACCCAAGTCAGAAACGAAGCAATCGACGGCAAGCCGTCGTGCGATTTCAGGGCAGTAGTCAGACTCACACCCCGTTCAAGCTCAGCACAAATAACCGCAACACAAGCCTCACGGTCATACTTTGCAGCGGGTCCTGGCTTCTTTTTCAGAACCGTAATTTCAACACCCGTAGACGTTTTTTCCCCAGCTTTCAACTTACCCATACTATACCTCCTCAAAAATCAAAAACAAAACTTCCGACCTTTCCTCCGCATCCCACCCCGCCGTGCGACGGAAAAGTAATCGTTCGGATTTGATCGTTCGTCTCTTCGAGAGAACACCCCGAACGAACGATTACTTTTTACTCAGAAAACAATCACTTACGTAAAA